AACGTGATCATATGCTTTGATATGGACAAGCAAGGTCAAGAAGCTGCACAAGAAGTAGCTCAGTTGTTTGCACCTAACAAGGCAAGGATAGTACGCATGGATCACAAGGATGCTAATGAGTATCTCAAGATGGGACAACGTGCTGCCTTCAATGATTGCTGGTGGAATGCAAAGCCATTCACACCTGCTGGTATAATTAATCTCAAAGACTTAGGCGAGACATTATACGAAGAGGATTTCTGTGAGACTTGTCTCTATCCTTGGCCTAAGATGAATGAGAAGACCTATGGTATGCGAACAGGAGAACTGATTACATTCTGTAGTGGTAGTGGTATGGGTAAGTCAAGTATTATACGTGAACTTATGCATCACTTCCTACGCAACACAAAAGATAACATAGGTATACTTGCTCTTGAAGAGAGTGTGAAGAACACGGCATGGAACATCATGTCAGTGGAAGCAGATGCTAGGTTGTACATCAAGGAGATCAGAGATCAGTTTACACCAGAGCAATTGCAGAAGTTCCAAGCGGAGACTATTAACTCTGGTAGGTTCTTTGCCTTTGATCACTTTGGATCAGTGGACAATGACGAGATACTAGCAAGGGTTAGGTTTATGGCTCAAGCTCTTGATTGTAAATGGATTTGTCTGGATCACTTGAGCATACTTGTATCAGGTCAAGAGGATACAGATGAACGTAAGTCCATCGACATACTAATGACCAAGCTACGATCTCTCGTGGAGCAGACAGGTATATGCTTGTTACTTGTATCCCATCTGCGTAGACCTGCTGGTGACAGAGGACACGAGGATGGTAGGGAAGTGACACTCTCTCACTTGAGAGGTTCCGCATCCATAGGACATCTGAGTGATGGTGTCATAGGTTTGGAACGTAACCAGCAAGATGACGATCCTGTTATAGCCAACACAACTACAATACGTATACTCAAGAATAGATATACTGGAGATACAGGTGTGGCTACACATTTATTTTATAACAAAGATACAGGTAGGTTGACTGAGATAGACAACCCATTTGATGTAGGAGATAATAATGCCGATTAAATTTGATAGAAATTTATACAATCAATATGATACATTAACTAAAAATGTTATGTCATATTGGTTAATGTCTGAAGGTTATAAGGATATTAATACTGAAGAAACATATGGAGTAGATGTTGTATGTAAGGATAAGAATGATGTTGAATGTTACTTTGAAACAGAGATAAAGACAAGCTGGCGTGACCATTGGCCTGAGTCTTGGAAGGAGATACGTATTCCATACAGGAAGCATAAGCTCATAGACAAGTGGACAAGAGATGGATCTCATGGTAGCTTAACTTTTGTTATATTTAACAAGCACTTAGATCAGGCATGGTTTATGGATGGTGCAATGGTTAACAATTGTGATGTTAAACCAGTGGACAATAGAAGGAGAGCGGCAGAGCCTTTCTATCATATCAAAGTAGCTGATGCTAAGTTAGTGAAGATAATGCCAAGTCCAGTACTAAAGGAGAAAGGTTATGACAAAGATTTACTCATTAATAGTAAGTACCCTAGCTAGATGGATTCCCCTCTTGGTCTTTATACCCATATTATCGTGGATGGTTATGATGCTTACCGTCTTAATCGTAAAGCATTACATAGAGGACTTACCTTATACCAACGGCTTTTCAATGTGGCTATGTTCTTTAATTACAGCTTACGTTTTCTGTCTGTATAATTTTATGAGGAGTAAACGTGTTAGTATCAATAACGAATCAAGCTGATGATCATCTGTCAGGTATAGTTAAATCAGAGAATGCAATAGGCATCGAGCTTGGTGTTAAAGGTGGTGGTTGTGCTGGCTTCACATACCAATGGGAAGTTTTGTTTGACATACCAGATCAGCATGATATAATTCCACTTAAAGAAGGGAAGCTATATATTAAAAAGGAAGCAATGATGTTTCTTATGGACACAACTATAGACTTTTCAACTGGTATCAATGGTAACTATATTACATTTAAGAACCCTAATGCTACATCTCAATGTGGGTGTGGGGAAAGTTTTGGAATATGAATAAAGAAAAAATGTGGGAACATTGGTGTCCAGTGGAACACACAACACTGTATATAGGAAAGGATGAAGAATGCAATTGGTGTGGACAAGATGAAGACTATGAAGAATGCAGTCGTGGATATAGAAACAGACAGTCTTAATCCTTCTAAGATACATTGTATTGTAGCTAAAGATCTTAATACATCTAAAGTAAAAGTATGGGATCATACTAATCTTGAAACATTTAAACCTTGGGCATCTAATGTAAATAATTTTATTATGCATAACGGAGTATCGTTTGATGCCCCTGTATTAAATAAATTATTAGGTGCTAATATTAAACTGAAGCAAGTTATTGATACTCTTATATTATCTCAACTCTTTAATCCTACCAGAGATGGTGGGCATAGTCTAGCTGCTTGGGGTCAGAGGTTAGGACATCCTAAAGGAGAACAGGAAGACTTCTCAACTTATACAGAAGATATGTTAGAGTATTGTAAGAACGATGTAGATGTTACTGAAACTTTATATAAACAACTTAGTAAAGAGAAAGGAAACTTTTCTTCTTATTCTATTAAACTTGAACATAAAGTCAGAGCTATTATAGATCAACAAGAACGAAATGGATTTACTCTTAACATGGAGAAAGCTATTGGATTATTAGCTAGACTAACTGATGAAGCTAATGGTTTAGAAAGTTGGGCTAAGAAAGAATTTAAACCAACTGTTGTTGAACTAAAGACTAAGACAAAGTATATACCATTTAATATAGGTTCCCGACAACAGATAGCCAGCAGATTAATGGATCGTGGTTGGAAGCCTAAACAATATACAGATAAAGGTAATGTAATTGTTAGTGAAGCTATCCTTGATAAGATTAATATGGAAGAAGCCAAACAATTTTCTAGGTTTTTCTTATTACAAAAACGAATAGCTCAGATACAGTCATGGATAAATTGTTGTGATGACACTACAGGTAGGGTGCATGGAAGAGTGCTTACATTGAAAACTGTTACTGGTAGAATGGCTCACCATAACCCTAACATGGCTCAAGTACCAGCAGTACGTAGTCCATTTGGTAAAGAATGTAGAGATTGTTGGACAGTTTCAAATCCTCATACTCACACACTAGTAGGGACAGATGCTGCTGGACTTGAGTTACGTGTTGTAGCTCATCTAATGAACGATAAAGATTATACTAACGAAGTCTTACATGGTGATGTACATACAGCTAACATGAAGATGGCTGGTCTAACTGATAGAGATCAGGCAAAGACCTTTATATATGCTTTCTTATATGGAGCTGGTGCTGCAAAGATTGGTTCTATTGTAGGAGTAAATAAACAACAAGGACAAGAATTGATTGATAGGTTCTTACGTAATATGCCAGCCCTAAATAGGATACGTAAACAAGTATTGAAAGCAGCAGAAGGTGGTAGAATAAAAGGTATGGATGGACGTACACTTATGATTCGTAGTCCTCATGCTGCACTTAATACTTTAATTCAAGGAGCTGGTGCAACAATCTGTAAAGATTGGTTAGTTAATATGATACAAAGAATAAATAGTACAGGAGTAGATGCAAAGTTAGTGGCATCTATTCATGATGAATACCAGTTTGAAGTTGCAAAGAAAGACTTGCAACGATTCGGAACTATCACTAAAGAGGCAATCAAAGATACGGAACGTAATCTAAATCTTAGGTGTCCTTTAGATAGTACATGGCAGAACGGGGAAACTTGGGCCATGACACATTAAGACTTGACAAAGATTATAATTATGGTACACTTCATTTTTTAAACATTGATAAAGGAGTTATAAAAATATGTCAGTAATTTCAGGAATTGCTTATTGGGCTGCTATCACTAATCCTAACACCACATTCGATCCAGATGGAGTGTGGTCTATTGATGTGTGCAATCTTGATAAGAAGAACTTGGGTATCATTGAAAAGGATGGACTTACTGTTAAGAATAAAGGTGATGATCGTGGAGATTTTGTCACTATTAAACGGAAGGTTCGTAGGAAAGATGGTTCCCTAAATCGTGCTCCTGACTTAGTAGATGGTCAGAAGAGAACGATGACCCAAACCCTTATTGGTAATGGATCGGAGGTTAATGTACACTACACAACCTACGATTGGGAATTTAAGGGACGAGCTGGAGTAGGTGCTGACTTGAGGGCAGTTCAAGTTACTAATCTTATTCCTTATAATACAGAAGCTGACGAGGCTTTTGATATAGTTGATGGTGGTTTTGTTAGTAGTGAAGGGGATGAAGACATTCCCTTTGCATCTTAAACTTCTAACTTAGGAGAGGGGGGAGATGAAAGTCTCTCCCCTATTTCTATATGAAATCAATAGATACATTAGTAGAAGATATCTATAATCTTTTTAATGATATTGAAAATGATATAGATGATACAGTTATAGAAGAGTTCGGAGATAATATTAAAACTCATCTTAAAGCTGCACTATTAGATAATAGAAATGAAGGTAGAAGTAATCTTAGACTATCAGCTATAGGTAGACCTGACAGACAGATATGGTATGATGTTAATCTGAATGATAAGTCTGAAGCTATTACTTCTCCTACGAGAATAAAGTTTCTATACGGATATATCTTAGAAGAATTACTTATAGCTCTGTCAAGATTAGCTGGTCATACTGTTACCGATACTCAGAAAGAATTGGATATTCAAGGAGTTAAAGGTCATCAGGATTGTGTGATTGATGGAGTGTTAGTTGATTGTAAGTCTACTTCTCCCAGAGGATATGAGAAGTTTGATAAAGGAGACTTAGTTAGTGATGATCCCTTTGGTTATATAGCACAGATCTCTGCATACTCAGAAGCTAATGGAGTGGATGAGGCTGCTTTCTTAGCTATCAATAAACAAAGTGGAGAAATATGTTTAGCTCCTGTTCATTCATTAGAGATGATTGATGCAGGATCTAGAGTAAGTTATTTAAAATCTTTAGTGGAGAATAAATCCCCACCTAATAAATGTTATAGTGATGTTAAAGAAGGAGCATCAGGTAATCGTAGACTAGGAACGTCTTGTTTATATTGTAATCATAAGAAAGAATGTTGGAAGGATGCTAATGATGGAAAAGGTTTACGAGTATACAACTATGCAAGAGGATATAGGTATCTTACCAAGGTTGTACGTGAACCAGATGTTGAAGAGATTCTTGAATGGTAGATCACCATTGGCTTGTCTACAAAAAGGACGAGGAGTTTGTTCCCAATCTTGATAAGTTTGGATTTGTTTATCTCATAACTAATCTTCATAGTGGTAAAGGTTATATAGGTTGTAAGCAATACAAATTATATAATAAGTTAAAGGAGAGAGAATCAGATTGGAAAACCTACACTGGTTCATCTAAGTGGCTCAATGAAGATATAAAGAAGATAGGTAAAGAACATTTTAAATTTGAAATCATAGCTGAGTATAAGAATAGACGTAGCCTACGATACTATGAGTTATACTATCAGATGAAATTTAATGTTCTCTCTTCTACCATTGAAGGTACAGATGAACCAGCCTACTATAACTCACGGGTAGGTGGTAAGTTCTATCGACCTGTTGAGAGCTATGAAGATCCTGAATATAGAAAGAAAATGTCTGAGGTTATAAAGAAAAAATATGAAGATCCTGAATATAGAAAGAAACATGGTGAGAATATAAAAAATTCTGAAGCATATCAGAAAGCTATGGAAGATCCTGAGTATATAAAGAAAAATAGAATACAACTAGTTAGAGATCGTAATACAAAAAGAGATCCCGTTACAGGTAGATTTATAAAACGTAATGTACAAGCCCAAGAAAAATAAGAAAGTATTTACTGATCCTATAATTCAGTTCGATAGTAAAGAACTTGAACCTGAACGTGAATTATATGTGGCTGTTATTAAACGAGCCATCTTAGATCTAGCTAATACGGGAAATAAAGCATTACATGATAGAGCAAAGGCTTGGTTCCTTTGTAGTGTAGGTGTAACGTGTGATAACTTTGAATTTATTTGTGAGAATGCTAACATAGATGCAAGTTCCTTACGAACATATGCATATGAAGTAATTGAAAGAGTACAAGAAGATCCTAAGTATAAATATAAATTATATTATATTAAGTCGGATGATGAGAGGAACGAATAATGT